AGGATGTTACGTAATGACCCTCGCTGGGGTAAGACTAAGAACGCTAGAGAAGAAGCCTCTAAGTATGCATATGATGTACTTAAAGACTTCGGATTGATGGCATAATGGCCGTAAAAAAATCAACCGCTAATCAAAGAGAAGATAGAACTCCAGCACCTAAGATTCCAGCAGTCATTGCAAAGCCTACTGCAAAGCCAGCACAGACTTTAAATGTTTATGGTTCTCCATCTACTAATGCTAGACCAGTAGTTACTCCTAAACCTAGCGTTCCTAAAACTAGTGCTCCTAAAATACCTGCACCTAAAACTAATGCCCAAATAGCAGCAGATGCACAAAAGATATTAGACCAACTAGGTGCCATGGGTCAAAGGTTAGACACCCTATACACAGAAGATAATAAACGTAAAGATGATACTGCTGATGATGTAGTTGTTGGCGAAGACCCAAGTCTTGTTTTTGCTAAAATGCAAGAAGAAAAAGCAAGGGTAGATGCTTTTGCTTTACTTAAAGATGTATTTGCTTCTTATGGTTTAGTAGAATTAGCAGACCAAATTTCAGGCTATATGAGAGAAGGTATAGGTACTGGAGAGGCTACTGTTAGACTTAAGCAATCTCAACCTTATAAAGATAGATTTTATGGTAATGAATTAAGACTTGCTTCTGGTAGAAATGTTATTGATGAAGCCTCTTATCTTGATTTAGAAAATAGTTATTCAGAAACTCTTAAGGCGTATGGATTGCAAGATTACTTTGGTGTGGGTGCAACCCCTACTGAGCGTAAGAATAGACAAAAGGCAATAGCCAATGTTATTGGTGCGGACATATCTGCTGTTGAATTTAAAGACAGAGTATCTACTGCAGTTGATAGAGTTAAGATGGCTGACCCAGCAACCAAGGCTGCCTTCCAACAATTCTATGGTATTGGCGAAACAGAACTTGCCAAGTATTTCTTAGACCCAACAAAGACTTTAGTAACTCTTAAAGAGAAGGCAACTGCTGCTGAAATTGGCGGTGCTGCAATTGGTCAAGGATTACCTGCAACTATGACAAGTGCTGAAGAGTTGGCTAGATTTGGTATTAGTAGAGAGCAAGCACAGATTGGTTATTCAACCATTGCTGAAGAGTTACCTACTGCTAGCAAGTTAGGTCAGATATATTCCCAAGAAGGAATTACATACGGACAGACAGAGGCAGAGCAAGCAACCTTTAAAGGTCTAGCATCTGCTAAGCGAAAGAAAGAACAATTAGCAGAGCGAGAAAGAGCAGCCTTCCAAGGCTCATCAGGAGTAGCAGAACCTGGACTATCAACCACTTACATGCGTAAGTCTAGTTCTGCAGGTTACTTCTAAATAGATTCCCTACACGGACCTACCAGCCCCGTGAGGTGTACAAGTCTGGTAGTAGGAGCCAGCCAGTTTCCCCGAACTGAACTGTGGCCTACGAACTAATCAACGAATAGAAAGGGTGGTTGCTATGAGCAACAATTACTGGGAAGACGAAGACGAAGACCAAGATAACGACAACAATTTGCAAGGCGATGACTTAGTTAAGAAACTAAGAAAAGCCAAACGTGCAGATGAGAAGCGTATTAAGGAACTCACTGAGCAACTTGAGGGTTTATCCAAGGTGCAGCGTGAGAGAGTCGTCAAGGAAGTCCTAGAGAAAAAAGGTGTAAACCTTAAAGCAGCAAGACTGGTATTAAAAGACTTAGATGATGTTAACGAAGATACAGTTTCTAACTGGCTCGATGATAACGCAGATTTGTTTGGGATAAATGTCCCTGCTCAGTCTAATGCAGATAACGTATCCCTTGCGGCATTACGCCAACAGGACATCGTTACTCAAGGTGCGGTTACACCAGACCGTGAGCAAGACTTCGCTACAAAGGTTGACAATGCTCAATCTGCGGACGAACTAATTGCATTGATACGGTCACAACAACCATAATTCCGTTCATAGTCACTTGGAGGTGACAAAACATGGCATACGTATCAACAGCCTCTGATTCACTCGGAGGAACCGCTGGTGCTGCTGGTCTAGTACAAAAGGCATATGACCGTTTACTAGAGTTCGCCCTCCGTTCAGAACCACTAATTCGTTCTGTTGCAGATAAGCGTCCAGCAAGACAAGCAATCCCAGGTTCAACCGTAGTACTACAACGCTACGTTGACCTATCCCCTGCTACTTCAACTCTGACAGAAACAACTGACCCAGATGCAGTAGCAATGTCAACACCAACCTCAGTAACCATTACTCTTAATGAGTACGGTAACTCAGTGTTGGTAACACGTGCACTAGAGTTATTCTCTCTTGCAGATGTTGACCCAGCAATCGCAAATATTATTGCTTATAACTTAGCAGATTCTATTGACTCTATCGCAATGACAACATTGCGTGGTGGTTCAAACGTAATCTATTCAGGTTCAACAGCAACTTCAACTGCAACAATTACTGCAGCAGCAACTCTAAGTTCTGCTAACGTTCTAAAGGCAGTTGCAAAACTACGTGCTAACAAAGCAGTACCTCGTAAGGGTACAAACTTCTGGGCTGGTATCCACCCAGAGGTATTGTTTGGGCAGGAGAAATCGGAGTATACGGTGGAGCATACTTCATTGAAACTCCACGTATGTACTCAGCAACTGATGGTTCATCATCTGCAAAGGTGTATCGCACAATCATTGCAGGACAGCAAGCACTTGCTGAAGCAGTGGCTGAAGAGCCACATACAGTCATCGGACCAGTAGTGGACCGCTTGATGCGTCATCGCCCAATGGGCTGGTATGGCGTATTAGGTTTTGCACGCTACCGTGAAGAGGCTCTATACAGAATCGAATCAGGTTCTTCAATCGCTTAGTTGATTGACGCTGTAGCAGGAGTAGGAATATTCCTGCTACGGAGTAAGTTCATTAAGGAGAATAATGGCGGACTATACATTTGTTACACCTGTTGCCGAAGAAGGCCCAATAGGTAAACACAGATTGTTTTATTTTTACAAACTAGATAGAGGTATCAGTATTGCCAAATCTAGTGGAACTTACTCACAAGTAAGGTTTCCAGTTGATTCAGATATAGAAACTTACGATGAATTTTATCGTGGTGGTTATACCCATACAGTTGATGATACAACTAGGGCAGCGTTAATCGCTGCAAATGTTGGTGTTACTTCCGCTAACTTCACAGCGTTATGAGTTTACATCAAGAGAGAACCCATCCAGAATTTGTAGAAGGATGTTTTGGTTGCAAGATTGGCACCCTTGAGTTAGCCCCAGGAGATGCTAGAAAACAGATAGCCCAGAAAAAATGGGATGGAGAATTGGCTGCCTATCGTGCTGCAAGAGCAGAAGGTATCCAACCAGGAGGGACAACTTGGCGCCAGATTAATGCGGCGAGGGAAGCCTCTGAAAAGTTAAATAAGCCATACAATGCAGACACTATGCCAGCGGCTCAAAAGATTGACCAACGGGTAGCCAATACAATGCGAGAGGTAGGAATGTAATGCCAAAAGTAGGAAAGAAAGAGTTCCCATACACAGCCAAGGGAATGGCTATGGCAAAGAAAGAAGCCAAAAAGTCAGGCAAGAAAATGAATAACATGAAGAAAATGACCATGAAGAAAATGGGCAAGAAGAAGTAACATGGATAAAATGTATGATGTACCCAAAAAGAAGTCTAAAAATTTAGACCCTAAATTTGGGGTAAGCATTAATAAAAAAACAAAACCAAAAGCAAGGCCAACTGTTGTTTCAAGAATAAAAGTTAAGCCTACTCCCCTTAAGAAAAAACTTACAGGCAATGATGCTATTAAGGAATTTCAAAAACAGATATCTCCATCTGGTATGGCTAGGACTAAGAGACAACAAGAAGATGCTCTTAAGAAACTTATGGAGAAAAGATATGGAAAGAAAAAGTGATGAAGACCAAAAAGGGAATGGGCTTCAAAGCAGCGCAGAAACAAATTGCGAAAAAACAAGGTATCTCACAGGAGCGTGCTGGAGCAATCTTGGCTGCAGGTGCGAGGAAAGCAAGTAAGTCAGCAAAGAAAAAAAATCCAAACTTATTAAAAGTAAAGGGTAAGAAAAAGTAATGTCATCTGGCCAATACAAACGACACGATGGATTTAATCCAATACAGATTAAAAACGGATTTGTTGTGCGTATTGGCAAGAATGGCATAGTCAGACAAGTACTAGGGAAGCAAGGGGAGTATGGCAAAGACAGCAGCGTGGCAACGCAAGGAAGGTAAGAATCCTAAAGGCGGACTCAATGCCAAGGGCAGAGCATCCTATAAGGGTGGAACCCTCAAGGCACCTGTAAAGAGCGGGGATAACCCCCGTAGAGCCTCATTCTTGGCCCGTATGGGCGGGATGCCAGGACCTGAGCGTAAGCCTAATGGTGAGCCAACAAGATTATTACTATCGCTACAAGCATGGGGTGCTAGTTCAAAGGCCGATGCTAAGGCTAAGGCAGCAGCGATATCTAAAAGAAACAAAGGGAAGAAAAAGTAATGCCAGCCAAAAAAACTAAATCTAAAGTTAATCAGGCAGGTAACTATACAAAGCCTGGCATGAGGGCTGCATTGTTTAAGAAGATTAAGGCTGGTTCTAAAGGTGGAGACCCAGGAGAATGGTCAGCCCGTAAGGCACAACTACTTGCTGTTCAATACAAGAAGGCTGGCGGAGGATATAAGTAATGGCACTTGCTAAATCTCAAAAGTCTTTAAAGGATTGGACTGCACAGAAGTGGAAAACTTCTGATGGTAAACCATCTAAAGGCAAAAAAAGATATTTACCTGAGAAGGCTTGGGCTGCATTAAGTCCTGCTGAAAAGGCTGCTACTAATAAAGCCAAGGCTGCAGGTAATGCTAAAGGTAAACAATTTGTAAAGCAACCTAAATCAATAGCCAAGAAGGCAGCAAAGTACAGATAGGGACACAGGGGACTATGAGCAACAAAGATTCTATTGCACTAGTTTGGTGCGACAATGGAATGGTAGATGGTAAGTTTATGCAAGGCGTAACAGATGTAATGTTAAAGTCTGGCGTAGAGTTTGCTACATCACTAAGAAGCCAAGGCAATCAAATTGCTAGGCAAAGACAGACAGTAATTGATTACTGGTATGACAAGACTGATTACGAATGGCTACTATGGGTAGACTCAGATGTAGTTATCAGTCCAGAGAAGTTTAGATTATTATGGGATAATAGAGATGCTGAGAAGCGTCCTATTATTACTGGAATATATTTTACTACAGATAATCCAGAAGAACCATTAATGATTCCAATGCCTACAATCTTTAACTTTATAGTTGGAGATGAGGGTGGCTTTGGTTTAACAAGAGTTCACCCAATGCCAGTAAATCAACTGATTAAAGTTGATGCAGCAGGTATGGGATTTGTGCTAATGCACCGCAGTATTGTACCTAAAGTACGTGAAGCATCTGTTGATAATCAAATCTTTATGGAAATGGGTAGAGGAACTAAGTTCATAGGTGAGGATATATTCTTCTTTGCCCTATGTGATAAAGCAGAAGTTCCACTATATGCCCATACTGGAGCACTAGCCCCACATATGAAGCGGTTCTCATTTGATGAACATTACTACCAAGCATTTTTTGGTAAACCTAAAGAAGAACCTAAATCAAAGTTAATTACACCCAACAAGAAAATCATTACACCTAGATAATAAAGGAAGATATGACAACTACCCTATCGAACATAATGGATGAAATCCAGATTAACCTTGCTGGATATACATACCAACAGGATAGAGCAACTCACCTAAGCAGTGCAGTCTCTACCCTAACGTCATCATCTACATCACCTACCGTTCTATATTTAGGCTCTACCGAAAATCTAGGTAAGGGTGTTGTTGAGATTGATGAAGAGTTGTTATGGGTAGATTCATTTGACCGTGTGGCTAATACAGCCACTGTAGCCCCATATGGCCGTGGCTATCTAGGTACTACTGCTGCTACACACGCATTAGATACTAAGGTTACCATCTCTCCTACCTTCCCACGTTTTGTAATTAAACGTGCAGTTAATGACACTATTAGGGCTGCTGGTGCTTCTATATTTGCAGTAGCAGATACTTCATTTACTTACAATGCAGCAATTACTACCTATGCATTTGCTAACCTAAACATAGATAATATTTTAACAATTATGTGGCAAGAGATTGGTCCATCTAAAGAATGGATACACTGTAAAGATTGTTTATGCAACTGAGCCTTCTGCCTTTACAACCAATGCCCAAGTATTTACAACACAAACAGGACTACCAGAATCTTGCAAAGATGTAATAGTTCTTGGTGCTTCATATCGTCTACTTACCTACCTTGACCCAGCACGTGCTGCTCAGGTTAGCCCACAGGCAGATGAGACAGACAGCAAGAGGCCGTTTGGTTCTTCACAGAACGCAACACGTCAATTGCTAGCCCTATACACACAACGCTTACAAGAAGAAGTACAGCGTCAACAAACTGCATATCCAATCCGCATCCACTACAGCCGATAGGTAACTAAATGACAACACGTAAATACTCATCACGCTCACAACAGAGTACCCTCTCTGCAGCGTTAACATCTGCTGGAACTACAGCCACTGTAGTATCTGGTACTTCTTTGCTAGGTGGCGCCACAATTTCTGCTGGCGAAACCTTTACGGTGGTGATTGACCCAGATACAGCACTTGAAGAAATTGTAGATGTAACGGCAGTCTCAACTAACACTCTTACTATTACTCGTGGTATCGATGGTTCAACTGGTGTAGCCCACTCTGCTGGTGCTGTAGTGCGCCATATGGCAATTGGTAGAGATTACCGTGAGGCTAATCAACACATTGAGAATACTACAACTGCACACGGAATTACTCTTGCTAACCTAGTCAAGACTACAGATACAGGCACAGTAACAAGCGGTATGATTCTTGACGGCACTATTGTTAATGCTGACATCAATGCAAGTGCTGCTATCGCAGATACTAAATTAGCCACTATCTCAACTGCTTCTAAGGTATCTAACTCTGCTACTACTGCTACATCTGCTAATACCAACTCTGCTATCGTAGCCCGTGATTCCTCTGGTAACTTTTCTGCAGGTACTATTACTGCCAACCTTACAGGTAACGTAACAGGTAACGTATCTGGAACTGCAGGTAGTGCAACAGGTAATGCTGCTACTGCAACTGCTTTACAGACAGCCCGTAACTTCCAACTAACTGGAGATGTAGAAGCCTCAGCCGTATCATTTGATGGTACTGGAAACGTAAGCCTAACTACTGTTATTGGCACTGGTGCAATTGTTAACGCAGACATCAATGCTTCTGCTGCTATCTCATACAGCAAGTTAAACCTTGCAGGAACTATTACTTCCTCTGATATAGTAGATGGAACTATCGTCAATGCTGATATTAATGCTAGTGCTGCTATTGCGCTTAGCAAGTTAGCAACTGACCCACTAGCCCGTGCTAACCATACAGGTACACAGACTGCTAGTACTATCTCTGATTTTGATACACAAGTTCGTACCTCTAAGGTAACTGACCTTACTGCTCCAACTGGTTCATTCTCAATGAATAGCCAAAAGATTACTAACCTTGCTACACCTACATCTAATACTGATGCTTCAACCAAGGCTTATGTAGATACTCAAATTAATAACCTTATTGATGGTGCTCCTAGCACATTAGATACTCTTAATGAGATTGCTGCTGCTCTTAATGACACAGCCAACTTCTCTGATACAGTAGTTCTTAAATCAGGTTCTACAATGACTGGAGCCTTAACTCTTTCAGGTGCTCCATCATCTAACCTACACGCTGCTACAAAGGCTTATGTAGATTCATTTGCTGCTAATGCATCAGCCGATGCTGCTTCCGCTGCTGCAAGTGCCGCTGCTGCTGCTGCCTCATATGATTCATTTGATGATAGATACCTAGGTGCTAAAGCATCTGCTCCATCTGTAGATAATGATGGTAATGCTTTGGTTGCTGGTGCTCTTTACTTTAATACTACAACTGGTGCTATGCAGGTATACGATGCAGTTGCTGCTGCTTGGGAAGGCATTACATCTGCAGTATCATCTAGCCGTTGGAGTAAGACTGCTGCAGGTGGTGAGACTACACTTAATGGTGCAGATGACAATGTAGTATCATTATCTTACACAGTAGGTTACGAACAAGTATATTTAAATGGTGTATTATTAGCAAGAGGCGGAGATTACACAGCATCTACTGGTTCAAGCATTACAGGTATCGCAGCATTAACCGCTGGAGATATTGTAGAAGTTCTATCTTGGACACCATATAGCGTTGCCAATGCGTTAACAGTAACTACTATTGATGCAAAGGGTGACTTACTTGTAGGAACTGCAAGTGATACAATAGGAAGATTAGCGGTAGGAACCAATGGATATATCCTTACTGCTGATAGCAGTCAGACTCAAGGAATTAAATGGGCTGCTGCACCTGAAGCAGGATTTAATCCACTAATGTTGATGGGAGCATAATGACAAGAGCAAGAACCAATGCAGATAACTTTGCTGCAGATGTATTAGGCGTAACCGCCTCAACAGGACTATCAGGTGGAGGAACATCAGGTACTGTAACAGTATCTCTTGATACTGCCTCTGTATATGTGGTCCCATCCCAGACAACACACTCTGGTAAATATCTAACAACCAATGGAAGTGCTGCATCTTGGGCAAGCGTAGATGCTCTTCCATCTCAAACAGGAAATTCAGGAAAGTATTTGACCACCAATGGTACATCTGCTTCCTGGGCAACAATAACCACCGACCCAACCCCCACAGCATTTTTGCTGGGCGGAATGTAATAAGGAGAAACAATGGCAAACGCATATAAAGTACTAGGTCGCAAGGCTGCTGCTGCAACTACTGAGGAAGCACTATATACAGTGCCTTCATCAACAGAGGCAGTTGTGTCTACAATTGTAATCGCAAATCGTGCTGCATCAGCAAAGACATATCGTCTTGCTGTAAAGCCAACATCAGGAACAACTCTTGCTAATGAGCATTATATTGCTTACGACATTGCAATTGCTGCTAATGATTCAACTGCGCTAACACTTGGCATTACTCTTGCTGCAGGAAACTCAATTAGTTCCTATGCATCAAGTGCTGACTTAACATTTACTGCTTTCGGCTCAGAAATTACCGCTTAACAACTTTTAGAAAAGGAATCACCAATGGCTATCTCAAGATTTAGTAACTCTAGGTTTACGCAAGCGTTGCCTAAATACACCCGATTTTGGGACCAAACAACTGTAGTTCCTGTTACTGTTGACTATTTAGTAGTTGCTGGTGGTGGGGGGGGAGCAGGAAGTGGTGACGCAAATGTTAGTGGCGGCGGTGGTGGTGCTGGTGGACTTCGTTCTTCCGTAACTGCAAGCGGTGGAACTCCAGGTACTGTTGAATCTGCACTTTCTTTGACTATTGGTACTAGTTATACAGTAACTGTTGGCGGTGGGGGTGCTGCTGGTACTGGTACTTATGGCGGTGGTGGTGTTGCGGGTACTAACTCCGTATTTAGCACAATAACTTCTACTGGCGGTGGCGGAGGCGGAGGATATGATACAGCCGCAGATAACGGTGGTAGTGGTGGTGGAGAATCTGAACAAGGTACACCTGGTACTGGTACAACAAATCAAGGTTTTGATGGTGGTACTGGTTCTCACGCAACTGGTGCTGCAGGTGGCGGTGGTGGTGCGGGAGCGACAGGTAGTGCTGGCAATACAAACGTAGGTGGTAATGGTGGCTCTGGTGTAGCGATTAGCATTACTGGTTCTTCGGTAACTTATGCTGCTGGTGGTGGTGGTGCTGGTATGACTACTGCTGGTACAGGTGGCTCATCTATTGGTGGTAACGGTGGTGCTTCAAATGCTGCTGGTTCAAACGCATCTCCAGCCAATAGAGGTTCTGGTGGTGGTGGTGCTAATACTAAATTAGACCAAGTATCCAGAAGTGGTGGTACAGGTAGTTCAGGTGTAATTATCCTTCGTGCTACCCAGGCAGCAGCATCTACAACAGGCTCTCCTACTTACACAACATCTGGTTCATATCATATTTATAAATTCAATGGTGATGGGAGTATTACTTACTAATGGCTATTCGTAAATTTTCTACATCAAGTATTAAGACAGGCTCTAAGTCATCTAAGTTTTGGGACCAAACCACTACACTACCTTTATTTGCAGATATTCTTGTAGTTGCAGGCGGTGGTGGTGCTGGACAGCATTTATCAGGTGGTGGTGGTGCTGGTGGATTTAGAGTTTCAGAATCTCAATCTTTTTCATATGGAACCGCTTATACTGTAACCGTTGGCGGTGGTGGCGCAGGTGGATTTGAAGGAACGCAAACTGCTGGAGCAAACTCGTCTATTTCAGGAACTGGATTTACCACTTACTCTGCAACTGGCGGAGGTTTTGGTGGTAGTAATAGTGGTGGCAATGGTGGTTCTGGTGGCGGTCAGGCTGGTAATGGTGGCTCTACTGGCGGTTCTGGTAACGCTGGTTCGTACTCTCCAGTAGAAGGTTTCAACGGCGGCGCTCAGTCGGGTTCACCAGAACCAAGTCGTTGTGGTGGTGGTGGCGGTGGTGCCTCTGAGGCAGGAAACACTGATGCCCAAGGTTTTGGTGGAGACGGGTCTAGTGCATATTCATCTTGGGGTGCTGCTACAAGCAGTGGTCAAAATGTAAGTGGAACATATTGGTATGCAGGTGGTGGTGGTGGTAGCCCTGACTTCAATGGCTCAATATCAACAAGAGAAGGCGGTTTGGGCGGTGGCGGTTCATCAACCCGTCAACAGGCTGGAGTATCAGGAACTGCCAACACAGGAGGTGGCGGTGGTGCTGGTTCTTACAATGGTTCACAACTTATAGGCGGTAGCGGTGGCTCAGGAATTGTTTTATTTAGAATAAGCGGTTCTTTAACTGCAGCATCAACAACAGGCTCACCAACTCGTTATGAGACTGGTGGCTATACTTATTACAAATTCACAGGCAACGGCTCAATTACTTTCTAAGGAGAAACATGGCACACTTCGCAAAACTAGATGAATACAATAATGTACTTGCAGTACATGTTGTAAACAATGATGTTATTACTATTGATGGTAATGAGTCAGAGCAAGCAGGTATTGACTTTTTAACATCACTACACGGACATACATTATGGAAGCAAACTTCCTACAATGGCAACATCCGTAAGAACTATGCAGGTATCGGATTTACCTATGATGCAGGGCGTGATGCGTGGCTGGTCGTGATATTACCGAAGGTCGTGCCAATCAAGCAATTGCTGTTGATGTTGGTATCGTATCTACAAGCGCATACTGGCAGAATACCTCTGACTCGTATGACGTAGCATTAGGTGGACAACCATTCTTCTATGCTATTAGTGATGCACGCCCATACATTAGGCAGACAGCACCATACAAGAAGGACCAGTTTGACAATGGTGCAGAGCCAGGTGAGCAATCACTTACTGGCTGGTGGATTAGAAGTCAATCATCCTTTCACGGTGGCACTGGCATTAAGTTCTATGACCCATCTGCTGGTGAGACAGTTACACATAGGTTTACAGATAGCAAGAATGTAAACGTATGGACTAAGGGACAGGCAACCTTACTTAAGGATACTAGCCAAGCCCACGTAACTACACATCCAATTGGTTCTGATGGTCGTGCCCTTCAACAACTACGCTCTATCAAATGGGGTAGCAACAATGGTGTACTACTACACGATGGATATGATGTAGATAAGATTGATTCAACTGGTACTGAAACACACTTTGTTGATTACAACTCTGGTGCAGATGATAAAGTCTATGCTATCTG